TAAAGCAAATATGGTTGAGGCAGCTCGCCCAGCCTTTTACACAGCACCTCGCCTTGAATTTACCAAGGCAAAATATCTTGAGAATAGCGTTCGCGCTAAACTCGGTGATGACGCAGCTCGCCAGTATGTTATGGCAGCAGATGACACCACCAGCAACAACGCTGGCTTAATTCCAACTCGTCAGCTAACTGAGATTGTAAATCCTCTATCAAATGCTGATCGTCCAACAATCGATGCAATTTCTCGCGGTGTCTTACCAGATGCTGGTATGACTTTTGAGATTCCAAAGCTAACAGTAGTTCCAACAGTTGCAGATGTTAATGAAGCTCAACCAGTTGGTGAAACTGGAATGGAAAACAGCTTCATATCAGTTTCAGTAAATAAATATGCTGGCGGCCAGACTTTCTCAGTAGAGTTACTAGACCGAAGCTCACCAGTATTCTTTGATGAGCTAGTGCGCCAGATGGAATTTGCTTATGCAAAAGCCACCAATGCTTTCGTAAGTGGCGAAATTGCTAACAACGGAACTCTAAACGCAACAGCAACCACAGAAGATAAAGATGGTTTGCTAACCTTCGTATCGACAGGTGCTGCTGCAGTTTATAAAGCATCACTTGGCTTTGCTCGCAACTTAGTAGTAAGTGCTGAGCAATGGGCCAAGATTATGTCCTATAACGATGCTGGACGCCCTATCTATACTGCGTCACAACCACAAAACGCTGGTGGAGTAGTATCCCCACAAAGCATCCGCGGAAATGTGTTAGGTCTTGATCTCTATGTAGATCGCGCAATGAATGGAACTGGTGGAACTGGCCTTGGAGATTATTCAATGGTAGTTCTAAATCCAGAAGGTTACACTTGGTATGAATCAAGCCGCTTCCGTCTCCAGACCAATGTTGCACTAAATGGTCAGATTGAAGTTGCTTACTATGGCTATGGGGCACTTGCAACCAAGGTTGGCGCTTCAGCTAACTGGTTCAACAAGAGCTGATAAATTCCTAATAGTGACGGCCAGTCCGCTCCCGAGCTGGCCGCTCACCTAACTGCTTGAAAGGATGACGAAATGCCTACGATAGTTACGGCTACAGAGCTTAGAACGATTCTTGGCGTTTCGTCATCCCTATATAACGATGCTTATCTCAATGATATTTGTGACGCAGCTGAAAACCTAGTGCTACCAATGTTAGTTAGTTATTCAGCCCCAATTGCTAAGGTTGAGCGCTCCGATGATGTAGTCGTATTTACTACACAGGGAGAGCACCCTTTTAGCGTAGGTCAGTCAGTAGTTATCACTGGCGTAAATAACACCTTCAACGGCACTCACACTATTACCGATGTTGGCCCAGACTTTTACTTTGAGTTTCCTAATTTTACTAACCCAGCAAACTTTAATATTGGTAATCTAAACCTAGAATTTACAGTCGCATTAGTCGGCGCAGATGTAATTGAATTTAATGTAATCCCTGCTGGCAAAGCAACTTTGACTGGCGCATCAACCTATGTTGCTAATTCCAATGTTGAGGCAGCAGTGCTCACCATTTCTGTAGAAATATTCCAAGCTAGAACCGCAGCTGGTGGATCAATAGAAGGCGTAGATTTTGCAGTTACCCCTTACCGCCTATCTAAGAATTTACTTGCCAAGGTAACTGGCTTACTAGGGCCATACCTTGATGTTGAAACAATGGTGGGCTAATGCCAGCCAGCACAATTGCCGAAGATGTTCGCGGTGCAATTAAAACCGCTTTAGCCTCCACAGCTGCCAATGTCTATGATCACGCGCCCGAGGCGCCAATTGTCCCAGCGATAGTTATTGTCCCTGACTCGCCCTATATGGAACTAGAAGTCTTAGGGAAAACTACAACCCGAGTTAAATTAAATTACACCATTACCGCTTGCGTTGCTTACTTTAGCAATCCTGCATCTCTTGATAATTTAGAGAAGCTTGTCATTAGTATTCTTGGAGCGTTAAACGCTGCCAAGTATGAGTTATCGACAGTCGAAAGGCCATCGATTACCACAGTCGGAACTACAAACCTGCTAGTTTCCGATATTCGCTTGAGCGTCCGCTACGAGCAAACCACATAGGAGATCAAATGCCAACAACAGTAATAACTGGGCGCGATGTTAGTTTTACCATTGGTGGTAATAACTTTGACGCTCAAACAACCTCAGCCGTTCTAAGCTGCGAGACCATTATTGAGACTTATCAAACTCTCGATGGCCGCGCTTACAAGTCCGTTGATAAACAATGGACATTTACACTTGAGCTATTGCAAGATTGGGGAGCTACAGGCTCTTTATTTGAAATTGTCTGGGGCGTAGCAGAATCAGCTCCGAACACAGGAATTTCAACAGTATTTACAGCCGCATCTGGCGCAACTTTCACTTTCCAAGTTTTGCCAATATTCCCTACAGCAGGCGGAGCAGCACCAGGCGCGCTTACAGATACTTGGACAATGACAGTAATAGGACAACCAGCAGAGAGCTTTAGCTAAGAGATCGGAGCATCGGGAGCTATGAAATTATCAATTACAATTGAATACAACGGAGGCGAAGTTGCCACCTATATTGCTCAACCGCCAGAGTGGGCCAAGTGGGAAAAGACCACAGGCCACACAATCACAAAGGCGCAAGACAATATAGGAATTTGGGACTTAATGTTTTTGGCATATAACGCTTATAAGCGCGAAAGTGCTGGAAAGCCAGTTAAGTCCTTTGATGTCTGGATGGAAACTGTTGCCGATGTAAGGACTGGCAACGATGACCCAAAAGCCATCAGCCCGACAGCGTAAGGCGACTCCTAGTAATAGTTGCTCTTAAGACTGGTATCCCAATGCAATATTGGGATGATTGGGACGATGTAGCAACGGCAGTCGAGCTGATAAAGGAGATGAATAGCAATGGCTGAAGAAGTATCGGCATTTGATCGGACAGAGCTTCGTCAAGTCTATAAAGCCTTTACCTTGCTAGGTGACGAAGCCAAAGCCGAGGCTCGAGGAGTTTCCAACAATCTTGCTACCTATTTACAACGACAAATCGCTACCACTGCTGCAACTCGCGGCAAGGGGCAACAAGCTATAAACAGAATTGTTAGTGGATCAAAAGTAAGTAAGACCAGCACTACAGGAGAAATTCGTTACGGCTTTGCTAGTCAAAGATTTAGCGGTGGGGGAACTACGCAACAGCTTTGGGCTGGCTACGAATTTGGCTCTAATAAATTTAAGCAATTCCCTAGTTATTCTGGACGAATGGGCAGGGGCTCTCGCGGTTGGTTTATTTATCCAACGCTACGCAAAGAGCAAAGAAATATCGTATCTCAATGGACTGCTGCATTTAATAAAATATTAGACAAGTGGGGCGTAAGTGGCATCTGATTCGAGAGCATTAACACTTAAGCTTTTAGCCGATACAGCAGACTTTCAAAAGAAGTTAGCTAATGGCTCTAAAGATATTGATTCAATTGGCGAGAGAGCTAAAGAATTTGGTCAAAAAGCAGCTATAGCATTTGCCGCCGCTGGCGCAGCTATTGGCGCATTTGCCGTAAGTGCAGTTAAAGCCGCTGCTGAGGATGAGACCGCGCAACGCCGCTTAGCCGAAACAATAACTGCAACTACTGGCGCGACTGCAAAGCAGATTGAAGGCGTTGAGAAATACATAAAGCAGACTTCAATTGCTATAGGAGTTGCGGACGATGGTCTGCGCCCTGCCTTTACGCGCCTAGTTAGATCAACAGAAGATGTAGAAGAAGCGCAGAAGCTGCTAAATTTGGCACTAGATTTAAGTGCTGCAACTGGCAAGCCATTAGAAACAATAACTGCAGCTTTAGGTAGAGCCTATGATGGAAACACTACCGCCCTTGGCAAACTTGGTCTTGGCCTTGATGCAGATATTATAAAGAGCAAAGACTTTGATGCAATTTTCAATCAGCTTACTGGCACATTTGGAAACTTTGCCGAGAACGAATCAGAAACAACAGCCAAGCAATTAGAGCGCGTAAAGATTGCTCTTGATGAGGCAAAGGAATCTATTGGAGCTGCATTGCTGCCATTAGTTCAGGAACTAACAGCCTTTATTTTAGAAAACTTTATTCCAGCACTTGAAGCATTTATTTCTGGCTTAACTGGTCAAGATAGCCTAGATGAAGCTTTAACTGATACACAAAAAACTGCGGTTGAATGGGGTAAAAAAGTTAGAAAACTTATTGACACAGTTATTAAATTTAAGGATGAGCTCTTAATCGTTGCTGCGGTTATATCAACACTATTTGTAATATCTAAAATAGAAGCAGGAGTGCTAGCGACTATTGCTATCATTACTACTTTGTCTGACGCTTATAAACTTTTGCGTAATAGCGCAATAGCAGCGGCCATTGCTTCTCGATTTGCTATCAATCCTCTTGCTGGCTTAGGAATTGGCGCAGCACTTGTTGGGTCAATTATTGCATCGATTAGGTTGTTCGACAATGTAAAAGGCTTAAGTGATAAAGGTAATTTATTTTTCCCTACAGGCGGTACAGGTAACAAACAAACTGGATCTTCATTGAAAGATATGGGCTTAGAACAACCAGAGTCTGAAGAAGTAACAGTAGATGGAAAAACTTATGCTTCTTATGCTGCTTACCAAAAATCCAGAGGTAAATCGGGGTCAGTTAGTTCCACAACTACACAAGGTGCTCCGACTTTAATTGAGCAAGTCAGCGAAGCAAATTTTATTAAAAGCTTAGCAGGAACAGGATCATTTGATTTAGCAGGATTTAGACGAGGTGAAGAAAAAGACAGAGTTACAATAAATGTTAACGGCGCAATAGACCCAGCCTCAACCGCCAGACAAATAGCCGACTTGCTAAACAATGAGGCGGCTGTCTCAGGTTCATTTACTAGCTTGGGCGTAAGTAGATTCGCAACTAGGGCAGAATAATGTCTTGGAGTATTGATCCAACAGTTACAATCAATGGAACTGATTACACCAGTGATTCACTAAATGGCGTAACAGTCAGCTCAGGTCGCAACTCAATTTGGGATCAACCTAGATATGGCTATGCAACTATAAAAATTAAAAATGATACTAATGTCCCTTTAGCAATCCAATTGCAAGAGCCTGTAATTATCTCGGTTGATAATTTTACTGGCACACCTACGCAAGTTTTTGAGGGCAAGGTTTCCAGCATCTCTAACTCAGTTCAAGCTATAGGATCAAATGCCAAAGTAATTATTCACACAGTTACAGCAGTAGGCCCATTGGCTGATATGTCCCGAGTAATAACCCATACAACTAGCTGGCCAAAAGAATATGATGATGACCGACTAGATAGAATTTTGGTTGATTCTGGAGTCACTATTGATGTGGTAGATAGTCCGGGAGTTTATGAATTTACAACCTCTGCTGCTAGTCCAACAGATTGTTATTCTGCTGCTTCCTACTATGCTCAGATGGCTTTTGGGTATATCTATGAAACTACGGATGGCAAAATTGGTTATGCCAATGAGTCTAGGCGCACAGTAGAAGCTGCTACCAATGGCTACTTTAATATCCCTACCAATGTAATTCTTGGCAATAGCATCCAATCCCAAATCAATACCAATAACCTTATAAATGATGTTCTATTGGAATATAAGGCTAATGCCACAGTTACAGCCACCAGCGCAAATAGCATTGCGGCTTATGGGACTCGGGCCTCAGATATAAGAACTGAGCTTGAGGATGGAGCTGAGGCACAATTCCAAGCTGACCGATACATAACCCTGCGATCAACCCCAGAAACAGTATTAGAGAATTTCACAGTCCAGCTCAATGCCCCAGCCATTACTAGCGGTGTTCTAAATGGGCTAATAGCCGTTTATATGGGTAAGCCTATTGAAGTTACTGCCTTCCCTAATGGCATATTTAACGGAATATTTAGAGGATTCGTAGAAGGATGGATTTTGACCATTAGTCAAAACACAGCCACACTAAATCTAAATGTCACCAAAAACACTCTCAGCATTACCCCAACTCGCTGGCAGGATGTCTCAGCTTCACTTATCTGGAGTGGTGTTGATCCTGCGATAGAATGGGCTGACTTTGAATAAGGAGCACAATGGCATTAAGTCCTAATTACAGCTGGCCCGAGCCAGATGATTCAGACTTCGTTAAGGATGGCGCTCTTGCCATTCGCGATTTAGGTGATGCTATCGATGCCACAGTTGAATCAATCGATTTAGTCGTTCAAGGCTTAATTCACCCTTTCCTACTAATGGGAGCATAAATGGCAACCGCATATAAAATCTTGGGACAAGCTGCCCCAGCCAATACTAGCAACGCTGATTTAATAACAGTTGGCGCATCTAAACAACAAATAATTTCTACTTTAGTAATAGCAAATACAACCGCAACGGATGCAACTTGTCGAGTTTTTGCCAGAATTGGTGGTGCAGCTGCTGCAGCTTCCAATGCAATTATTTATGATTTGACTATTGCAGGCAATAGCATTCAAGCTTTCACTTTAGGAATATCAATTACTGCAACGGATGTCATAACAATAAGAAGTGGA